CTTCAGCACAGGCATTACCTGACAAACACATCGTCAAGATGCCACTGGAAACATGCCAAATGTTATCTATCGTGGGGTCTGAGAAGTGGGGTCATGGTTTTGGTCAGTTACCTAAGAAATCTGGTGGTTTCTATGCCACTGATAAGGGTGCGTTTCGTAACCACCCTTGTACTATATGGGCACAAGATAACTATACATGGTTAATCTTGCATGGTCTTGCTCTATGCTATGAATATACACATAGGTATGGCAAAATACATAGTTGTCAATCAACTATCGAACATTGTACTCAGATCTTTCCTTGTCAGGATACAAGTCCTACTGATTGGACTCGTGCTATGCCTGATCAGTGGAAGAATGATACAACTATTACAACATTTGATGCATATAAACAATATATTGCATCTAAACCTTGGGTATGCAATAATTATCTGAGGAAACCTGATCGCAAACCTAACTGGGTTTAATTTATTATGAATGATTTTCTGTGGGTTGAGAAGTATCGCCCCGAAAAAGTGGATGATTGCATCCTGCCTGATGAATCCAAGGCAATGTTTAAAGGATTCTTAGAGCAAGGTGAGATCCCTAATCTATTGTTGTCAGGTCCTGCAGGGATCGGTAAAACTACTATTGCTAAGGCATTATGTAGAGAATTAGGAGCAGATTTCTATGTCATTAATGGGTCTGATGAAGGTAGATTCTTGGACACTGTACGCAATAAGGCAAAGACCTTTGCTAGTACTGTTTCTCTTACATCTGGGTCTAGTCACAAGATTATCATTGTGGATGAGGCAGATAATACGACCCCAGACGTACAACTCTTACTCCGTGCGTCGATTGAGGAGTTCCAAAAGAACTGTCGGTTCATCTTCACATGTAATTATAAAAATAAGATCATAGAACCTCTACATTCTAGGTGTTCTGTAGTTGATTTTCATATCAAAGGTAAGGAGAAAGCACAGTTAGCAAGTGCATTCCTTAAAAGAATTAATTCTATACTTGAGCAAGAGAATATAGAGTTCGAACTCAAGGTAGTTGCAGAAGTAATACAAAAACATTTTCCTGACTTTAGAAGAACTCTTAATGAGTTGCAGAGGTATGCTTCTAGAGGTAAAATTGATACAGGTATTCTGGCACAGGTTAGTGATGTTAAGATCAGTGACCTTATAGGGTATCTTAGAGACCGTGAGTTTACTAAGATGAAAAAGTGGGTCACATCTAATATAGATAATGAACCACAAGTTATCATGCGTAAGATCTATGATAACCTCTATACATATCTGCTTCCTAAATCTATTCCCGAAGCAGTGCTAGTTATTGGTGAGTACCAGTACAAAGCAACCTTTGTCATGGATCAGGAAATTAATCTTGTGGCATTTCTTACAGAGTTAATGATGCGTTGCGAGTTTAAATGAAGACACACCATGACATATTTCCTACTAGAGTGTATGAGTATCGTTTAGATGATGATCAAGCGATAGATCAAGCACTTAATTATATAAAGACTTTGGAATTCCAAATGTATAATTATCCTGCAGGTGTTCGCACCAGTAAGGGTGACATACATAAAGATCCAGAGATGCAACCCTTAATTAATTTCTTTTTAGATGCTGTAGATGACATCAGATCAGAACTCTACCTCCAAGTCGAGGAACTCAGAATCTCCCTCGCATGGGCAAACTTCGCACCCTCTGGATCAGGGGCTGGTCATCCTTTGCATCGTCACCCTTATAGCTATCTCTCTGGGGTCTTCTATTTCACAGAAGGTTCGGACACTGTTTTCCAAGACCCAGTAGATATAAGAAACCTCGATACACTCGAAATTATTCGTGATAATTTTGATGGTCCTACTGAGAACTTTAAGGCAGAGCGTGGTAAACTATTAGTATTTCCTGGTTGGTTACGTCACTTTAGTAATCCTAATCCAGTAGGTGTTGATCGTTACACCATGTCATTTAACACTTTGCCCCATGGTAGAGTGAACGCAGGGCCACAGGGTATACCCATGGCACAAATGCATGTATTATGAAACTACTGAAGACACCATTACGCTATCCTGGTGGTAAATCAAGGGCAGCAGCACAGTTATATAAATGGTTTCCTGCTCAAATTGAGGAGTACAGAGAACCTTTCATAGGTGGTGCTTCTATGGCACTATACTATAGTCAGTTACACCCTGACGTACCAGTATGGGTGAACGACAAATATGATTACCTTTATAATTTCTGGAGAGTATTACAATCAGATGGACAAGACTTATCAGATGCTTGCATTGCTATCAAGAAGGATCATCCTGACCCAATCTCAGCAAAGTCTCTATTTAATGGAGCAAAAGATGAGATACAAACCGCAGACTCTTTTCGCCAAGCTGTTCTTTTTTGGGTTCTTAATAAGTGCAGTTATAGTGGGTTAACTGAGAACTCTGCGTTCTCTGAATCAGCATCTAATCAGAACTTTTCTCTTAGAGGTGCAGGTAATCTTAGAAAGTATCCAGATATTATAAAGAACTGGACTATTACCAACTTAGATTACAAAGAGTTGATGGTAGATGAACTTGATAACGATCAGCATCCTAATCCATTTGTGTTCTTAGATCCACCATACAAAATCAAATCGTTTTTATATGGTACCAAAGCAGATCTTCATAAGAATTTTGATCACCAGAGATTCTATGATGACTGTAGTGTATGTGCATACAGATGGATGATTACATACAACGTTGACGATGAGATAGAAAAATTATATAGTAACTATAACCAGAAATATTTTACACTAACGTATGGTATGCAGCATCGTGCTAATAATAAGAAGCAAGAACTGCTGATATCAAACTACGATATACAACCACCAAATCCACTTGAGGCATTACTTTATGGCAGAGTTTGAGTTTCCCCTAAAAGATTATCTAAATGGCATCAACCTTAAGATGGGAAAACTTGAGGACAATGAACGTGCTATGAAGAAGTATCCTAAGTATGTGGTTAACAAGATGTTATCTAGTCACATGGACTGTATCATTCATGTCAATGAAATGAATCGATATTATAACTTAGACAACACTCTCCAATATCATTATTTTCTATATAGTATTAGGAAATCAAAGAGATTTTCTCCTTGGCAAAAACAATCGACTGATAATGATTTGGAACTCGTGAAAGAGTTCTATGGATATAGTAATGAGAAAGCTAGAACTGCTCTTTCTATACTCTCAAAAGAAGAATTAGAAGTCATCAAAGCGAAACTTGATACTGGAGGAATAAAATGAGTGACGAGATCAACTGGTCTCAAGATATGATGCTTGAGGTTTCATTAAAAGAACCTGATGACTTTCTCAAAATAAGAGAGACACTTACTAGAATAGGTGTAGCATCAAGGAAAGAGAAGAAACTCTATCAATCTTGCCATATCCTACACAAGAAGGGCAAGTATTACATAGTTCATTTTAAGGAACTGTTTGCACTAGATGGTAAACCTGCAAACATAACTAAGAACGATGTAGAACGTAGGAACAGAATTACAAAACTACTATTTGATTGGGGTCTAGTAGAACTAGCAACTCAACCCACAGAGATAGCACCTCTGAATCAGATTAAGGTACTTAGTTATAAAGACAAAGGAGACTGGACTCTAGAATCCAAATATAATATTGGGAAGAAGAAGGTCGCTGCTGAATGAAGTTTCTTGGATTGAGAATCGATGACCACGATTCCAATGTCACTTACACCGATGGTAAGAAGGTTAAGTATTGTGCAACGGAAAGGTTATACGGTATAAAACATCATGGATGGGACAACATATGGCAATGGGAAGATGTCCTAGACTCTTGGGGTGTCAAGGTAGATGATTTAGATGCTATTGCTATCATCACAGATGATATCAATTTCGAACAAGGAGAATCATATAGAGAATTAGAGATGGGGTTTCCCTGCAGGACGTTTGCAGTAGACCACCACTATGCACATCACCTAAGCATCTGGCCAGTTGGGGAAGTACCTCATACTGGTTATGTTTATGATGGGTTTGGTAATGATGACCACTCATTCTCCCTGATACAAGGTGAGAAAGTGTCACTGACTCATACTGCAGAGGAATATGGATCCATCGGTAAGGAGATGGCTAACGTAGGTATACGAGTAGGACTAAAAGCAGACCCACAAGGATTAGATTTAGCAGGTAAAGTCATGGGACTTGCTGCCTATGGTCTTATAGATAAAGAGTACTATGATAAAATATCTCACTACGGTTTTACTAACATAAAAGGTATATGGAATTACAAATCGTGGCATAGGAAGTGGGATAAAGACTTTGATATCAATTGGTTAAGGACAGTTCATGAATACACTGGAGACCAGCTTGCTTTATATCTCAGCCATCCCGTTGGTGGCGATGACATCATTGGGTATAGTGGTGGTGTTGCACAGAATTGCAACTTTAATGGTAAGATCAGGAAAACAGGTCAGCAAGTCCTGATACCACCTCATGCAAATGACTGTGGTTTATCCTTAGGAGCAGTAGAATTTTTAAGAAGAAGGTTCCATGAAGAACCATTTAGTAATGAAGGGTTCCCATTCTGGCAAGATGATGAAGCACCAGAGGATGAACCAGATGATAGGACTATAGAGAAGGCAGCACTACAGTTAAGTCTTGGTAGGATAGTAGCTTGGTATCAAGGACATGGAGAGATTGGTCCTCGTGCTCTAGGGCATAGAAGTATTTTGATGCAAGCGAGGAACCGCAGGGCCAAGCAGTTTCTTAACGAAAGAGTCAAGCATAGAGAAGCATTTAGACCATTTGGTGCTGCTGTACTGAAGGAAGATACCTCTAAGTATTTTGATTATGATGGTGACTCCCCGTACATGAACACATCAGTACCCGTATTAGATAAAGAACTCACATCAGTCACACATGTAGATGG